TTGAGCGTCTGTAATTTTATTTATTCTAAACTCCTCTTCAATAGACTGTGTGCAGGTAGGACAAACCGTATTCTCCGTAAAGAACTTATGCTCCTGCGTAATCATGGATACCTTTTGTGATATCTTACCTTTCAGGTTTCCAAACTTACGCAGTTTCTCTGTTGCACCGGTAACATATTCTTGTTCTTGCGTATACTTAAAAATATCCTCTTCTAAAGTAGCACACTCTTTCATGTAAATGCCAACTTCTTGGTCTAACTTGGTAATCTTATCGTGGTTGGCATTTATCTTGGCATTACCACGACTCTCCAACTCCTCAATAAAGTTTTTTTGCATCTCAACTTTATCTTTGAGTGTTTCTTTCTTTAACTCATAAACTTTGATGTCTTCTTTTAACATACGAATCTTGTCTTTTATGATTGTGTTCATTGAAGAGAAAATTTTAATATCCAATAAATCTTCAATCACTTCCCGCCGATGAGCTGCCGGAAGTTGCATAAACGGAACAAAGGTGCTGCTACCCAGAATGACAATCTGTGTAAAAGACTTATAGTTCATCTTCAGAACATTTTGTTCCAACCACTTCTGTTGGTCCAGTGCTGCAGCAGATTGATCTAATACCGCATCATTTCTCCAAATCTCAAACACCGCAGGTTTAATACCACGCACAACTTTCCACTGCGTTGTTCCGATTGAGAACTCAACCTCTACTCTACAATCCTTTTCATTAGTGGAGTTTAAGAGTTGCGGTTTATTGATTTTACGAAATGGTTTTCCAAATAAAGAAAAAGTCAAAGCATCCAGAACAGTGCTCTTGCCAGCACCATTTGTCCCCACAATCAATGTAGTGGAGTCTTTTTGGAAGTTTATTTCAGTATATTGATTCCCTGTAGAAAGAAAATTTTTCCAACGAATCGTTTCAAATAAAATCATGTTTTTCAGTCTTTGGAGGAATTACAATGTCATTGGGTGTAATTACTGTATAATCATATCCGTGCGATTCACAAATATGAATCATCATATCATCTTCCACTTCAATTACATGCATTTCTGGATAGTCATCATCTTCTAACATGAGAGCATAACGAGTAGCATCATCTTCTTCTTCAAAGAGATAAAGAATTTGTTCTCCTTCCTCATTTTGAACAGAGTATGCTCCCTCATCTTCTTTACCCAATATTGTAAGAATATACATTATACCAACTCACATGCCTCTTGATAAATATCCTGAATCATCTTTTGAATCACTGATTTTTCCAAATTAACTTCAGATTCCTCAATGTATCTATTTAAGATGGAGAGAGTATCTTCTGATTCAAAAGCTTCAAAGTCTTCGCTTTCCTGAATCTGAAAGTTTTCAACAACCTTCAGTTCATTCACACCAGAACTATACAGTTTGTCAATAAATTTTTCAAACTGTTTTGAGTCACTCTTTTTACGAACTACGACTTTAACGATTTTGTTTTCATAGTCACGGGTATCAAAGGTTTGATATGAAGTGTCTTCATAGTATACATTATAGAACATTCTGTAAGGATTGTTAATAGGTGTATGAACACATGTTTCGGTATCAAAGATATGAAATCCACGAGTATCATTCAAATCATTCCAGAACATTTCATACGGATTACCAAGATAATAGATCTTACTATCATCAGACCGAGTATGATAATGTCCAGAGTAAACACGCTGAAACTTATTAAACAACTTGGAATCCATTCCGTCTTCCATCACATGTCCACGATGAGCACGGAATCCATTCAATTCCAAATGCCCCATCGCAATCTTACATGGGGTTTTTTGAATCAATTGTTTAGTTGCTTCAAAGTTCTCTTGATTAATCCAAGGTATGAAGAGAACTTTCAGTTTATCAAATTTAACTTCTATTGGTTCTGGATATACCGTCACATTTGAATACTCACGAAGTAGCAAGTCCACAGCATTGACTTCGTTTGTATTTTTATAATATGCAGTATGATTTCCAACAATTGTATGAACCTGAACTCCCATATCTTGGAGACGGTCATAATAATTATTCTTTGCCCACGACAACGCAGAGAAATCTATTCCTTTACGACTATCAAAAGTATCACCCATATCAATAACCGTAGTGATTCCTTCCTGCTCTAGAGTCGGAAAAAACACATCATTATAAAACTTTAGAAAGTAATCATGAAAGAGTTTAGAGTTCTTTCTTGCTCCAAAGTGCTGATCAGTGATAATGGCGACTTTCATTCAGTAACGCAGTTTTGCGTGAACACTATCTTTGATACTATTATAATCCGCATGTCCGATTGAGTCAACCCCATCATCAAAAAAGACTTCGCTATATCCTGTTCTTTCTAGAATTTTATTTTTGATTTCTAGTTGGCGCTTCTCTCTTTGAATTCTGCGAAGAAATGCGTAATGAATAATCTGCGTAAAGTAAGCAAAAGGATTTTGGGATTTCTCAGGATTAAAATTGTGAATGTACTGAACGCAATTTTCGATTCCATCAGAAATCATATCCTCCTTAAACATGTAGTTGACAAAATTTGGTTTAAAAGATAAGTGATTTGCAATCTTAAGAAAACACTCACCAATGTATCGGGGAATAGGTGGTTTAGGTTTTCCTTGTATCTCTGCAATTTCTTTATCTTCACGATACTTGATCAGTGCTGCCAGAAACTCTTTATTATTGACATAATGTTCTGACCTTTTTCTCTTGGTCATAATTGCTGTTGTTATCATAAACTCTTATCATTAATATGTAGAAAGTATAACATTTATACTAATACTTGACAAGCTCTTTGAAACACTATACAATAACCTTTGTGGAGGTTGAAAAACATAGTATTAGCTATTCTTAAAGAGTTTTTCTAAAATATCTTTAGCATCATTTACTGTGGTGATATATCCCATTTTACGACTTAACTTAGGTTCATTCTTTCTATCTTTAGAAGAGTGCCTTACAAATGATTGATACATCTCAATCATTTCAATATCACTTGATTCGGACATGGTTAAAATATCAGACATATCAAGAATAAACATATCATCTTTAGTTGTCTTTAACCAAGGCTCTAACTTGTATCCTACAACTCCAATACGAGACTTAATCTCATTTACAATAATTGGATTTGTAATAATTAACAGTGTTCTATCTTCTTCTTCAGAGGCAGCTACCTTGGCAAATATTTCTTCACCTGATTTGAGTTTAAGTGTAGCGTAAAAGTCTTCTTCAATTCCCATTTTTTTCTAGGTGTATGGTGATTATGTCATAATTGAAATTTTCTTCATTATAGATTTTAATTCGTTCAATGAGGTGATTTAAAGTGTAGTTTTTTCTTGACTTATAAGTACAATCATCAGAGATGTCATACAAGACTGCTTTAGTCTTATTTTTTCCTTTTCGAAGTACTCTTCCAATAGATTGTAGATTTCTAATTCTCGATTTACTGGGTGAAGCAAAGATAACGTTATGGAGGTTCTTAATATTAATGCCAGTAGAAAAGGTTCCATAAGATGCAACGATGATTGCGTTATTTTCCCTTTCTGTTATTTCTCTCACCATTTCTCTTTCTTCAGTATCCACTCCACCATGTATAAAAAATACTTTACGGTCATTTCGCTTATTATTATTTATCTTTTCATAGAGTATTGCTCCATGTGCTTCAACGCGGCTAAAAAGCACAAGTGTATTCCCTTTAAGATCTAAAGTTAAATTTGTAATGAATTTATTTCTTTGTTCATGAGAAATTAAATATTGTATCTCATCCTCATAGGTTTCAAAAACTTTTGGTAAATGTTTAAGCACTAAACATTGTATATCAAGTTGAGATAAGTGTCCTTGTTTCATCAACTCATCTGTTTTTGTCACTTTGTATGATGGACCAAATAAACCTTCTAACACCCACTTGTGTGTTTGAGTGCCATCTAGAGTGCCAGTAAATCCAAAACGATATTTTGCATGATGTAGTTTAGTCATAATATCAATCAAAGATTTGCTCTTGAATAAATGTGCTTCATCGCCTATAATAACTGAATACTCCTCAAAGAATGATCTCTCTAATTTATAAACTGACTGCCAGGTTGTAATTGTAACAGAGTGCTCATTTGTTTTTTCTTTTCCTGAATATATCCTATGACAATATGACTCCGCATCCCAACCATAATCTTGGAAATCTTTGTACATTTGCTCCACAAGAGATGTCGTTGGAACAACTAACAGAATTTTTTGTCCTTTATCCACATAATATCTTACGAGGGAATAAATCATCAACGATTTGCCACTGGCAGTGGGGCTTATCAATAGTTTTCTATTATGCCGTAAAGCATCATATACTCCCTCTACTTGATACTGGCGTGGATTATGGGAGCAAATAGATTGCATGTAATCTTTAACGCCCTCATATGAAATACCTTCATTGACTTCAAAGGGTTGCCCGTAAAATTTATTATCTTCAAATTTATATGTGTAATTATATTGCTCGCAGAAATTAACAATCTTATCTAGAAGACCAACATAGATTTGTTTGGATCTCATATCAAATAAATGTATCTCACCATTCCAATTTCTTCTGCGATATTGCGGCATAAACTTAGCACCAGGGACCTCAAACTTAAAGTGATCCCTGAGTTCATACTCAATATGAGGTTCAGTGTTAATTTTAAGAAATACTTCGTTAGATTTTGAGATAACAAGATCTGTTGTATTCACGATGTCTCATGTATCTATGAATATTTATTTACCCTAATCCAGCGTTAAATCTCATAAATTCAATTGCATTCTTAATTTGATAGGTTCTGTTTTGTATCATTTTTAGAATACTTTCGATATAAACAAGAACGGTATCATAGTAATCAATCTTAAGACACACTGTTGAAAGTTTTTCATCTGCGTCTAAGTATTTTTGCATTGTGTCTTTATCACGTATTTTTTTAGGGAACGGATTTTCATAATACACATCTGGATCTGCTTTTCCAGAGTAATACTCATAGCGTTCATGTCGAATATTTCTTTTCTGTTGCTCTGCTTTTTTTCTTAATAGAAAGATAGTATTATATAAATCATAATATTTTGCGTGTAAAACAGGAATGTTTAGTGATTCTGTGTGTAGATTATCGGGGTCTATCTTTGAATCTTTCTCCCACATCTCCTGAATTTTATCAAGATCAAAGTTCATTTCCAGATAAATCAGTTATATTATAACTAGTATACTTGAAACCTACGTCTGCTGTAAAGTATTGAATATCAGTATCTGTAGCATCAAAAGTTAGTGTTGTCAGTGAATAAGGAAATAAATCTCTAAAATTTACATTGAATTTAGCAACTAAATTACTACTTAAAATTTGCAAAGTGCCATCTGAATAAATGTTTTGTTTATCTCTGACATATCTTCCTTTTGTTAAACCACCTGCCGCCAAATCTCTGAACTCTTGCACGCTTTCTGGATATCCTAAACCACGAATCCAGTTTTGAATTTCCATAAAGTTCTCAAGATTTTCATCTACCAAAAACCTTAAATTTAAATCTCCAAAATCAATTTTATCTCCAGGTGTTGGAATATCACGAAGATAGTTTGGTTGAATAGCGACACCAAGATTTAAATCTGGAATATTTGCTTGATTACAAAAGAAAGCAACTTTAGGACTTCTTTTAAGATTAAATTTAAATCCTGTAGGTGCAAGAAAATTACGATTCTCTATTTGTGATGGTCCTGCCATATTTTTTCTAATTATTTAGATAAAAAAAGAGGGTCCTTTTGGACCCTCTGTATAAACTCTGTGAGATTAAATCACATGAGGTTCTTAACAGCGACTCTTCTGTAGTAACGGTTTGCGTTAATATGAAGAGCGCCAAGACCCTGATTGGTTCCTTCAGCAAATGGGTTTGCGACCATGCCGTAGCGGGTCTTAAATCCGATTTTTGGTTGGAAGCTGTTCTCACCAACGGCACGAACCATTTGGAGAGGAACATATGGGCAATAGAAGATACCAGCGTCATATGGGCTTGAACCCTTATAACCAACAACATAATACTGGTTACCTGGAGTTGCGTTAGCATTGGTCAGGTTAGCAGCATAAGGATCGATATATACACGATACTTACCTTGCAGAACACCAGCAAAGGTGTTACCAGTGTCATCAACGTTCAGGTTAGCATTGAGTGCGGGGGTATAATCGAGAACACCAGCCATGGTGAGTGCTGAAGCAACGTCAGCAGAGCACATGATGATGTTGCCCTTTCCTCTACGAGTTCTCTGAGCGATTGCGTTAGCATCACGCTCAATTTGGAACAGAAGACCCTTGAACTTCTCAACAGACCAACGACCGTTAGAGTCAACGTCGAGGTCG